CCTGCCAGCAAACTGATGCTATCATTCTGCGAATGCAGAAAAATGAGAACATTAGTAATGCTTTTAGGATTGAGTTGGTTGAAACAATGAAGGAGTCAAATCCTGAATGTTACTGGGACGCAAACGACTGAAGGAACGGCGTTTTTAAAAAACCCCATTTCTTTAGGAGACCTACAATGAACACACTTAACATCATCAAGAAGCAGATCAATAAAGCATCTGCACTACATGACGCACAGATCACTCACACCGCTTATCGTGGTGTTGATTATGATACACGTTGTGTAGAATCGAAAGAAACTCACGGTACATTCTGTTATCGTGGTCGTTCTTATACTAAGTGAATAAACTTACTTTAAAATAAACTTTAGAGGGGGGATTGACTATCCTCCTTTTTTTGTGTAAAATGGATATAGTGGATTTAGATTATGGACGTAAAAAAAGTAAAACTGATTGTTCGCAACATGGAAACATTAGTTAATCTTCTCAAAATTGAGATTGGTGAGGAAACTAATGTAGTTAAACTTGATGAACTTATTTCTGGGATGAAAGAAGATAAAAGTTACGAACCTGATTATTACGAGGAACCATAATGTACGAAGAACTATCCTGTTTTGATGAAGCACTTAAGCATTTTGGAACAAGAGTTGAAATCATCACTGCTATGGAAATCTCTAAACGCATTAGTGCCGAAGACGCATACCAGATGATTAAGGATGAACTAAAAGAAGTTAAAAAGTGTCGTAAATTTCTGAAAAAAGAGAAAGAAGAATGAAGCCAGTAAAATCAAAAGATCTCCTTGAGATGGATAAAAATCTCCAGGTTGTAAAACTTGGAGCAATTGAAAACCCTCAACAGATGGTGTGGTATGCTGGAAAGCAAGATTACTCAGAATATCCAATCTACACAAAAACACCTCCAGATGAAGAAAAGGCAGGAAAGTGGGTTGTAGAGCAACTTCTTGCAAACGATAGAGGTCATTATGGTCCTTTGGAGCATCCTGGACTGATTTTAAATGTAAGTGGTTATGTTCATAATGTAATGGTGCAGGCAAGAACTCATCGTGTTGGTGTAAGTTTTGATGTGCAGTCACAACGATACACTGGGAAACGTGTTCTTAAGGTTGCAGAAGGTGAACTAAGTCCTGAGGATGTCTTCTACGTGCGTCCTGCGGGGTTCTATACCAATCGTAAGGGTAAGAAGTATGATTGGACGGAAGAGAATCGTCAAAGGAAACTAGGACTTGCTCTTGCTGCATGTAAAGAGTATGCAAATGATTATCATGAAATTGGTGCATCCGAAGAACATATCCGTGATTATCTTCCGCAAGGAATTCGTCAGGATTTTGTAGTTTCATTCAACCTTCGTTCTGTATTGCACTTTCTTGATCTTCGGTCAAAACTTGATGCACAAATTGAGATTCAGGCACTCTGTGAACAGATGTGTCCTATCATTAAAGAATGGGCACCAGAAGTTTGGGATTATTATGAGACTAAGCGTCTTCACAGAGCAAAACTTAGTCCATAAATAAATTATCCTGACATAAACACATCATTTAGGAGGTGAGAAATTTGGCAACATATCCAATTATCAACAAAGAAACTGGAGAACAAAAGGAAGTAGTTCTAAGTGTTCATGAATGGCCAAAATGGTGTAGTAATAATCCTGAATGGACACGAGACTGGTCAGATCCTTCTACTGCACCTATGGCAACTGATGTTGGAGAATGGAGAGATAAACTAGTCAGTAAGCATCCAGGATGGAATGAAGTTCTCGATAGAGCAAATAAAATGCCAGGTTCCAGAGTCAAAAAAATCTAATCTATTTAAATCATATGGCAAGAAAAAAGTCAACAGGTATTAGCACAAGCACAGTTCCATTTGGTATGAGTAATCGTGTGATGAAAAGAAAGAAACCAATTAATTTGGATTTTGTCAAAAAGATTGATCCATTAACTGATAATCAAGAACTCTTGTTTAGTAAGTATAAATTGGATCAAAATATTGTTGCTTATGGTGCTGCTGGTACAGGTAAGACTTTTATCACACTCTACAATGCACTTTTGGATGTTCTTGATGTAAAGACACCCTATGAAAAAATTTATATTGTAAGGTCTCTTGTTGCTACTAGAGAAATTGGTTTTCTTCCTGGAGATCATGAAGATAAGTCTTCTCTTTATCAAATTCCTTACAAGAACATGGTGAAGTACATGTTTGAGATGTCAGATGAAGCATCAGCAGAAATGCTTTATGCTAATCTAAAAACACAAGGAACAATTTCTTTCTGGAGCACATCTTTTATTCGGGGAACTACACTTGATAAAGCAATCATTATTGTTGATGAATTTCAAAATTTAAATTTCCACGAACTCGATTCTATTATTACTCGTGTTGGAGAAAATTCTAAGATTATGTTCTGTGGAGATGCAACTCAAACAGACCTTATTAAGGAAAGAGAAAAAAATGGCATTATTGATTTTATGAGAATTCTACAATCAATGCCTTCAGTTGATATTATTGAATTTGGTGTTGAAGACATCGTTCGTTCTGGTCTCTGTAAAGAATACTTGGTCGCAAAAGAAGAACTTAAAGCACAATTAGAAATATGATTTTTGAGCATGTTGATTTGAATCTCCCTACACTTGATAGGGAGCATATTGATGGAGTTCGTTTTTATACAGTAAAAAACGGCGAAAAAGTCCAAAGACTTGTATCCATTACTTCCGTTATTAGTCATTATAAAAAAGACTTTTTTATAAATTGGAGAAAAAGAGTTGGTGTAGAAAAAGCAAATAGGATTACAAAGAGAGCAACTAGTCGTGGTACTGATACTCATCTTTGTATTGAGCATTATCTTAAGAATGAAGAGCAGATCCCAACAAAACCACTCCCAGAAATGCTCTTCAACATTTCTAAACCTGCTCTGAGTCGTATAAATAAGATTCATACACTAGAAGGAGCATTATACAGTATTGCTCTTGGTATTGCTGGTACTGTAGATTGTATTGCTGAGTTTGATGGAGAACTTGCGATTATTGACTTTAAGACATCAGCAGAACCAAAACCAAGAGATTGGATTGATGGTTACTTTGTTCAGTGCTGTGCTTATGCATGTATGCTTCATGAATTGACTGGACTTTCTGTTAAAAAATTTGTGATTATTATGACCTGTGAAAATGGGGAAGTAGAGATATATGAAGAGAGAGATAAGAAAAAATACCTTCGCATGTTAATTGAGTACATCAATAAGTTTGTAGACGATAAAACTCCTTGACTAAACTTTAAAATTATGATAACATTTGATTATACGATAGAGAGACATTTTGCCAATCGATTTAATAAAATTAATGGAAATAGACTACAAAAAAGAGTTATCAAAAGAGATTGAGTCAAAGTTTCTTTGTCCTTCAAAATTTGCACAAGAAATTGAAGTTATTGCAAAAGAAGAAAAAATAAGTTACATTGATGCTATAATTTTATTCTGTGAAAAAAATAAAATTGATTTAGATTCAGTTCCTAAATTAATTTCTAAACCACTTAAAGAAAAGATTAAATGCGAAGCAATTGATTTAAATTTTCTAAAACGAACTTCTAGAGCTAAATTAAAATTTTAAAATTGGATCCCCATAATTGCTATAAAACATACTTAGCACTGAAAAATCATTTTACGAAAGATAGTTACGATTATCATAAGTATCACGGTAAAACTAGATCATCTATTCAATCATTTTATAAACGAAAAGATAGATTTTTCTTTGAGAAGATGAGTCGTCAAAAAAGTGATCAAGAAATTTTAGAGTTTTTTATATCTAACTTCGCATCTTGTGATGACCCACAATCTCTTTGGATAGGAGAAATTATTAAAAGTGGTGAATCTTCTTATACTGAATGGAAGAAAAAAACTCAGGGACTTTCTTATGTTTTCAAATCTGATATTTGCGAATTATTTTCTGATACTGATTTTCAGAAAATATTTGAAGTTAATGGTTCTTCTCATCCATTAATCGTTAAAAAGTATTTAAGAAAAGAAATTACTTTAGAAACTTTAGTTATTTTAGATAAAATTTTAGGTCTTCAAAAAACTTATGATAAGAAATTGAAAGATCCTATTTGGGATTTTATTTCTATGAGAATTCGTAAATACTCTCCATTTATACATATTGATATATTTAAATATAAAAAAATTTTAAAGGAGTATGTAGATTGAATTTCTTTGATTCTGAAATGGTAAGAGCAGAACTTACAAAAATCTCTGAACTACAAGAAGACATTTACAGGAATGTTTTTAAGTTTTATGAAATGGATAAAGAAGGTAAGATTAAC